CTCTTCTTCGCACAAAATCCATTTTTTAGTGTTTCAAATGTCCACATTATTGTTCTATTTTACGGATAGAAATATAAAGCAAAATAGTTCCGAAATAGAACAATTATATTATTTATCTATTTATCGTTTATATTGTTCCATTTGTCGGTTATTACATATATAAAAAAAAACTGCCCACCCTCACAGGCAGACAGTCCAAGTAAATTAACAAATAAATATGAATAAAAAACAACTATGAATGAACTAACTAAATGCTATTGCTGCACCCATACCAATGAAGAGTGCACAAATAAAGTAAATTATAAATTCGGCTTGGAGTGACATAAGAGTCATAAACAATCCAATTGTTATGAGTAATAATAAAATTTTTGCAAATATTTTTTCTATTGTTTGTTTCATAAGTTTTTGATTTTTAATTCTTTATTAAATAAAACGTGGGTCAATTACTTTGCCGTGCTCATACAGATGATGCCAATGACAGAGTGTCTTGAGGTTGTCCATATCGGTTGCGAGTTTGAACATTTCATTATCTGTTTTTGCTGTTGTTAACGGTCGTATATGATGGACTTCCTCACCTCTTTTAATCTTCATTTCTGTCTTCCCATTTTCGTTGACAATCTCACTATTCATACAATCTTCACACAGTGGATGTTGGGCAAGATATGCCATTCTTACAGGTCGATATTGTGCATATGCTTTGGCAATGTCCAATCTTTTTCGACCGCTTTTGTGTTTCTTCTTCTGAGGTAAATCTATATAAGCCATGCAGTATCAAGTAATTCATTTATTTTATGTAACCATTTGTTTTTGAGGGATTTGAGAAAGTGACCGTTATTGTATGTCATAATAAAGATATTGTTATCCTTTGCCTGTTTCTTCAAACGGTCTTGTTTCTTCGTACAGATTGGTGATTTACACCTACAGAAAGAAATTGGTTTGATTTGGATATTGACCTTTGAAGTTCCATTTTTTGCAGTTATATCGATGCCTTTTTTATCTTCATCTTCTGTTGCGATTGAAGCTTCAAATCCCTCACTTTCAATTATTTGTATTGCTTGGTCTTGCATTTGACCACCGTTATATGTGTCTTCAATTAAGTGCTTCTGTAACCATTCCTTTGCATCGTCTGTTGATACCTCTGCATATTCTTCAAGAGCCTCAAGTATGGGATTAATGTCTATATTATTATATACTATCTCTTGCCATTTATCAAGCGTCTGCGGTTGGTGTTGATTATATAATGCCATCATATTGGGAATTGTAAGCCTTACCTTTTGCCAAGCGTAATTGAGTCTGTTTTCCTTATTCATATTGTTTCCGTTTTATTCTTTTATTTCCTTTGCTTTCTAATAATAAATATTAACAAATGTTAAAGAAATACGGAAAAATGTTAAAAAATAGGGAAATCCCTATTGAACTGTAGGGAAATCCCTAAATCTGTTAAAAAACATGAAGAAATGTTTTGTTTTTTGAAAAATTGGGAATAATTTTACACATGTACAAAATATTTATAAATGTGAAGAGGTTCGAAACTCTATGGAAGGAGGAGTTTTTGTTGTTGTTTAGTTCCTCCTTCCTCAATCACAAATTAAAACGACAAACAACAACATTATAATAAAACTCTAAACAACAAGAAATCATGAAATTGGATTATTCTTTTATCCCTGTACCAAGGGAAATTTACAATGACCTTAACGAAAGCGAATTGAAGGTATTTTTGCACTTACTCGATAATTGTAATAAGGCAGAAAATAAAGGTAAAGTTTATTTTCGCTCTATCCTCGACTTGAGCAAAGATATGGGATGGTGTGCAACAGATAAACGTAAGATTAATATTATTCTTCGCTCTCTTCAATTGAAGGGATTAATTAAAGTTACCAAAGGTGACAAAGGAAGAGGCAAGGCAACCGAATACCAGATTGTTCACAACACACTCAAAGAATGGGTTAACACGTACAATAAAAAGGGTGAAAAATCCACCTTTTTAATAGATGAAAAAAAGGGTGAAAAATCCACCCCCATACTAAAGACTTATACTATATATACTATGGAGTATTTGATGACAAAGTTAAAAATGAGTGAAAGTGATAAGGAGGAAATGTTAAAAGAATTGGAAGGTTATATTAAAGAAAAGGTTACAAATGAGAAAGAGAATGAAATGAGCGAGAATCGAGCGAATGAAACGAACGACAAAGTAACAAATAAGAATACTATAACCTCAAAGGCATATAAAAATACTATAAATACGATGGAATATAGCACCGCCCCCGTCGCCGACCGCACAGAAAGCCCACAGACCGCCCCACAAGCGAATAAAAACACAGAGGTGAAACAACAGCCCACAGACGAGGCAAAGACCGCACAGGCGCAACGCAAACAAGACATACAAGCATTCAACAGCGGACACGACGAACATCGTCACATGTTATTCAAGGCAAAAACACAACATGAATGGGAATATGCCAAAAAACTCATTGATATAGATAAGGAATATGTTAACAATACAGATTGGAGTGACACGGCAAAACAAATATGGAGAGATAATTTTGATTATTGGCTTGACCGCAGCGAGAAAACATTAATCAAAATTTACAACAGGATATATAAGAATAAAAAACAAATATAATTATGAAGAAAAAAATTGATTCAGAAACACTAAAAAAGATGTCATACAAAGATTATCTTCAGACAGAGTATTGGCAAATGTTGAGTGAGCAGGTAAAGGCAAATGCAAAATATAAATGCCAAGTATGCGGCAGAACTGCCAAAGAGGTAACATTACACGTACACCACAACACGTATGAACACAGAGGTGAAGAATACAAGTATATGGAAGATTTGGTTTGTCTGTGTGGTGATTGTCACCAATATTTCCATGACCGGGAGAAGATAAACAAACAGATGGAAAATCTTGACAATAAACTGCAAATAATTGTAGAAAGGTTTAACAAAATGGATAAACAACTGCAAATTCTCAAACGAGAAAATGAAAATCTTCAAAGTGAAAAAGAATACAGCGATTGGAAATTAAGAAATTATTACAATGCCACAGTGAGAAATAAAAAATTGGAGATACAACCAATACATTTGTTTGATGATAAGAACGACGATTTGCCTTTTTAATAAAAAGTGCAAAAACGTTTAATATTATAAAGGAGGAAAAACACACAAAATTATGATAGAAACACGATACTACTTGGACAGAAAAAATCTTACATATAGAATTGTATATATCGAGCCGAAAAAAGAATACGGCTACGAAATAGAACACTCAGGAATGGGTTTGGCATCTGTCCGCCGCCTAATATACTATGAGATTAACGCTAATACAGGCGAACGAACAGGACGTTATTACAGAGTGTCCGACCTCTTCAGAAGTGAGAAGGAATGCAACACAGAATTGAAAAAAGAAATAAAAGAGAAGATAAAAAATTGTCGCAAAGAGATTTACAGACTCAACAAACTACTATAGGGATTTCCCTAAAGTTTCAAAAAAATTAACAAAAAATTTGGTTTTTTAACAAATTGGAGTTAATTTTACAAACAGAGAGATATTTATATATAAAGAGAAACAATTAATGCCTACTGTTGTAGGTTATATAAAGAGATAAAGAAAAGTAAATCTCAACGACGATGAGAACCTTGGAAGACCTACCAAGAAAAAATAACAGGTTAACCCCGACGGGTAGTGCTGTGGGGCTTGTCGCTTACAGTTTTTTCAATGTCTCAGAACAAAATAAAAGTTTAACAAATTAAAAGAAAGGAAACAAATTATGAAGAACAGTGTGAAAGTTTATGTTGACAAGTTTGAAGAGGAAGAAAGATATGATAATCTTCTTTACAGAGTAATCGAAGAAATCCAAAACAAAATTGAATCCTCAATAAGCAACGGCAAATGGAACAAAGAAATCACGTATGAGGTTGAAGAACTCAAAGACTATGATGATGTAACCATCAAGAATATAATTCATGACCTTTATCAATATGATGGTGAAGACTTTCAAAATGAAGGCTTTGATGTTAACATGAAATTCGATGGTTATATATTGACATACAGGATTGAAGTTGCCACATATAACCGAAACGGTTATATTAATTATGACCTTGTTGAAAAATTGTTACACAATGGATATTTGAACACGGAAAACATAAAGAAATATGTTAAGGCATTTGGCAATGACAAGACAATAAGATTTAGTGATGAATTTGTCCCAAAAATTACAATTAATGACAAATTTCAAAATGCAAAGGTAACATTTTTTGTTGGAAATTGGGGATGGGAACATACATTTGTATATAAATGATGAGCGAGAGAGAAAGAAAACAGAAAGAGAAAATATATAATCATGTGAAACAAATCTTCTTATTACGTCATCCATATTGTGAGGATTGTTTGGATACAACGGTTTTCAATTTGGATGGAAAACGTAGAAAAACATGGACAAAAGCAACACATTTCACCCAAGATGAACAAGCAAACTTTGAAGGTGAAAACTTCAAAAAGGCAATAGATATGAGGCGAATGCATCATCTTTGTGAATATCATTATCAAATGACGAAATAATTATGAAACAGACAAACTATTACATAATCACCATTTTTGCAGTACTTATTTTGACGAGTATTGTAATGTTTGGCATCTTCATAACATATATATGGCAGCCTCTCATATATGCTTATATTGGCATAGTAACAGGAACGGCAGCATATACAATGACAAAATACGAGATTAAAAAGACTTAAAATTTCACACAATCATATAGTTTCTAAACTTTTGCTCACCTGGTGCGTGAGGTATCGGGTGAGATTTTTTAAGAGATTCCGTTTTAAAACTTTGCTATAATTAATTTTTTGGCTCGGTGGCACTCCATTACAGAGTGTCACCATTTATATTGTCCATTTCTTCCATAATTTCCAAATATTCTTGTCCATAACCTTTTGCAACCGCTTCAATTAAACTGTCCATATTTTCCTTGAGATATTCCTTTGATTTGTCAATTACAGTTACTTTATTCTTCAAAGGATTTTCCGTGTATTTCTCTGCAAAGAGTTTATTTTCATCGCTTGCAGACAAATGAGAGTAAACATCATTTATCATTTTATCGTTAGCATGACCGACTTGTTGTCTTATCTTCTCAATATCTTCACCCTTCATTCTATTATATGTTATCATGGTATGTCTTGCCCAATGCGCAGTGATAACATTATATAATTGTGTTTCAATGTGTTTCACTGTTCGTCCTGTCTGTTCGTCATACTCAATCATATCATCGGGCAGTATATTTTTGAAAAGGTTTTTGAGGTTTTCATTAAAGTTGTGGGCGATGGTATATCCCATGTATTTCTCAATCAACTTTTTCACTTCCTTTGTCAATATGACATTTGCAGTTGTCTTTTTCTTCTTAGTTTTCACGACCAATGTATTATTGACACCTTCAACATAGTCACCGTTTAATATCTGTTGTAAATCGGATATTCGCAAACCTGTTAATATCAATAATTTAAATACATCATACGTCTTTTGTTCAACCTTGCCCTGTGGCTTATATGCAAAAAATCTGTTTATCTGTTCAATGTTGAGAGATTTGTTTATTTTTTCCGTGACCTTTTTCTTGATATTGGAAATACCATCTATCTTGCTCACATACTTCATGTACTTCCTGTCTTCAGCAATGTATGTGTTAATCAAACTAACAATGAAATTCACAGTTAGTTTTATTGTCTGTGGTTTCAGATTATTGTCACTCAACCAATTGCGGAAATCAACAATCCATTCCATCTTGAATTTGTCAAGCGAGTCACCGCCATTTCGCTTGTCATTCTCACGTATATATTCAAGATATGAGATAAAACGTCTTACATGTGTACGATATGTCCCATAACTTGCCATATCGGCATTATAATTTTTCTCAAATACTTCTGTGATTACCTTTGAGGCTCTCGGAGTGCGTGATTTTGGTGACTTGTTCATATCTTCAATATTGAGTTTATTTTTTATTTCATTTTTAATTGTTAAAATGTCGGCAGATGCAAAGTTACACAATAAATCGGACAGCAACAAACGAATTGACAATAATTTTTTGTTAATCTCTCCATCCCTACTGTCCCAACGTCTTGGACGGATTTGACCGCATACCACATTAACACCTGTTGGGATTTTATACACTTGTCCATCGTGACACACCGTTATATATAATGTGTCCTTTGTCTTTTGCCTTCGCAAATACAGACCAAAATTGTTTGTAACTTGTTCAAATTGGCTGTTCATTTCATACGTTTTAATTGAATTGTTCATTTTGTAATCTGTTGTGTTACAGTCATTTACAAATTTCATTCAAATACGATGAATTTGTAACTAAAACCGTAACTTGTTGATAATTAAATAATTGTGTATATTGCTATGTTCTATTTCAAACCATTTGTTCAATTTTTATCCGGTATACAAAGGTACAAATAATTTGGCAAATAACACACATTTTTTGCCGATTTTATATGTTTTTTGTTGATTTTTTTATGTTTTCTTGATATTTATTATTGAAACAAACAAGAAAACGATATGAAACAGAAAACAAAAAACTTTCGTGAAGTAATAGAAAAGTATTTGACAAAAAGATTTGGAGAGGTTCGTCCCGAATGGTATATCTCAATAGATATGCTATGTACAAACATAGAACTCCATGACCAATGTGTTAAAGAATTAAAAAAAATGGGTATGCTACACCCTCAAACAGGCAAACGTAATGAATTGTTGCTTACAGTTACACAATTACAAAGCAGCATATTAAGAGAGATACAACATCTTGGACTCTCACCTTATAGTGACCAAAAGATTAAGAGTGTATCAACGGATGATAGTGAACTTTTGGGTGCTTTGCTTGGAACAGACGAAGACGATGCAGAAAATAATGAGGATAATGAGTAATGAATGCAAGATAAAATACAATATTATCAATATGCAATAGACGTAATTGATGGCAAGATAACAACAAACCAATATGTCAAGTTATCTTGTCGTCGTTTTTTGCATATGATAGAAGATGATAGGTATTTTTTCAATGAAAAGAAAGTTGGTGGAGTTATAAAATTTATTGAAAGCCTCAAATTATCCAAAGACCAATTTGCAGGAAAAAAATTCAAATTACAGCCGTGGCAAAAATTCTTGATATGCGGTATATATGGAATATATAACAGAGAAACAAAGCGAAGAGTAACGAGAAAAGCATATGTTGAAGTATCCCGAAAATCGGGTAAAACTGCATTATTGGCTGCATTAAGTTTATATGAATTGCTCCGTGGTGGAAAAGGTGCGGAAGTGTATTGTTTGGCAGCATCAAGAGACCAAGCGCATATATTATTTGACGAAACACAGAATTATGCAAAAGGATTAGACCCAAAAGAGCAATATATCAAGCAGTTACGTCAAGAAATAAGATTGCCGATAACAAACAGTAAGTGTAAGGTATTGGCGGCAGATGCAAGCAGACTCGATGGTGTAAATGCTTCATTTTTCGTCGTGGACGAAATCGAAGTACAGCCAAATGACCATCTTTATTCGGTGTTGAGTACATCTCAAGGTATGAGATTAGAACCTTTGGCAATCTGCATCGGTAGTGGTGGAAATGATACAAACAGTTTCGGTTATAAAATGAGAGAAACGTGTATTGAGGTACTACAAGGTGTTAAAAATGACCCAAGCCAATTTGCCTTAATTTATTGCTTGGACAGCAAGCGAGAAGCAGATGACGAAAACATGTGGATAAAGGCATGTCCAAACTTAGGTGTAACCGTGCAAAGAGAGGCTTTGAGAGAACAATTACTATCTGCTAAAAATAACAACTCTCTTGAGAATTACGTTATGTCTCGCCAATTCGGGATATGGTCAACCGTAAGTGAAACGTGGATTGATGACAGTATATGTGTAGCACAATCACGACCGTTTAATCCTCATGAGTTTTTCAAAGACTATGGTGTTTATGTTGGTGTGGATTTGGCGGCTGTTTCCGACCTCACCGCTGTTGCATATCTCTGTGTATTAGATGGTTATTATCATTTTTATGTGGATTATTATTTGCCAACATACAGTATTACACAAAATGCATATTACGAAATTTGGGCAAAAAACGGACATCTAAAACTAACTCCGGGTAATGCAACAGATTATTCATATATAACCGAAGATATATTGAAGATGAGACAGGCAGGTGTAATGATTAAATCTGTACACTATGACCGTTATTTATCTCCTCAGTGGGCGGCAGAGATGACGGAAAAGAATTTCAAAATGTCCGTGTTTTCTCAAACTTTGGGCAGTTTCTCAGCACCAACGAAAGAGTTTGAAAGATTACTACGAAATGGAAAAATAGTACTTCATCAAAACCCCATAACAAGATGGTGCATAAGTAATGTGACTTTGAAAGAAGACCATATGGGAAACGTCAAACCTGTCAAGGGCAATGGACAGAAAAACAAAATTGATGGTGTGATATCAATGATTGAAGCGTTAGGCGGTTACATGACGGACAAGAAACAAACCCCCGAATTTTCAATTGTTGCATAATTTTTTAATAAACTCTTGATTTTTTTGAACTTAGACACTATTTATATATATATGAAATTATTTGGTTATAACATATCAAGCAGAAACGGCAGCACACAAGGTACAAGTGTAACAACAACGGAAATGCCTTTGTTTTCATCCGTAGTCGGCAGATACGGCAGACAACAGATGACAGCGATGAATTTGTCCGCCGTTTTCCGTGCGCTTGATTTAATAAGTGATTCTGTTGCATGTCTACCAATCGAAACAGAATTTGATGAAACTCAAACCTTATTTGATAACATAACTCCAATGCTCGGACGTTATGAGTGGCTTAAATTAACCGTCCAATCAATTATCAAATTTGGACAGTCATTTACTTATATTGAGAAGAAAAACGGCATACCATATCGCTTGAGATTCCTTACGACATCAAGTGTCAATGTTAATTACAATGAACTCACAGATGAATTAACATATACAGTAACAGGCAAAAAGGGTATATTAAATGTAATGCCACAGGATATGTTACATTTCCGTCGTTTTACGTGGGATGGTGTCAATGGCAAATCAATTTTGACATTTGCAAGTTCGGCTATTGAGATAGCAAGCAAAACAGAAAATTCTGCAAGTGAATATTTTGACAGTGATTTCAAAGGCTTGTTATCTTCACCCGATAATCTGTCACCATCGAAGCAGAGAGAGATAGAAACAAACTTTTCTTACTTTTTGCAGAATAAAAGTGCAGCAGTCTTGAGTGGTGGCTTGACATTCCAAGAGCTCAAACAGGACAATGCAAATGATTCACAACTCATTGAAGCGAGAGAATTTAATGTAAAGGATATTGCTAGATTTTTTGGTATTCCACAGCAACTTTTGACAGGTGAGGCAGGCGCATACAACAGTCTTGAACAAGCGCAACAGGAATTTCTCACACGTACACTTCAGCCATACATTACACTCATCGAACAGGAACTATCTATGAAGTTACACGAAACAATCCAACTCAATGAAGGTGAAATGTTGAGACTTTCGACAAGTGCAAAAGCAGACTATCTTAACAAGTTACTCTCAAGTGGTGTAATCTCAATCAATGAGGCGAGAGAGGAAATAAGTCTTGACCCTATTGATGGCGGCGATAAACATATAATCGCTTACACAAATATAAATGATAATACTATCAACGACAATGGCGAAAAACAAGATAATAATAAATAGTGACACTCTTGAGGTACGTGCAGGACAACCAAACAACACAATTGGTGACGGTAACACCGTGTTTGGTCGTGCAATATCCTATGAAGTGGAGAGTGATAATCTTCAATTCGTGGAGATAATACACAAGGGTGCAGTTGATGATGAATTGCTCGCAAATTCGGACGTTTACGCAAGGGTAAACCATAGCGATGACTATATAGTAGCACGATGGAACAGAGGAAAAGGAAGCCTTCACTTAGAGAATAGAGAGGATGGTTTATACTATTCATTCCAAGTGCCAAACACCGAAAAAGGTCGAGAGTTAGCCGAACACATAAGAAGAGGTGAAATCACATCATCATCTTTTTCATTCGTAGTAAATGCGGACGGAGAGAGATGGTCAAAGAGAAACGGCAAAGTATATCATGAGGTAAATAAAATTGCATATTTACACGACATCGCACCAGTCTATTTGCCTGCATATAATGCCTCAAGTTGTTCTCTCCGAGTAGGTGAAGCATTTGCAGAAATCGAAAACACAGACGAAAATATGGACATAGAAAATAAAGAAAAGAAATCTGTCAAAGTAACGACAACGGAGACAGTAACCAAAGTAACAGAAGAGATTACAGAGGTAGAAGAAAGAGAGAAAGAAAATGTTAGTACAGACAATGATACTGTTGCAGATTCTGTTGACAACGTGGGCAATAATAGCGATAACCAAGAACGCACGGCACAAATAGATGAAGAAAACAGTGACGAGAATAACGCAGAATTGACCAATGATGAAGATGGTCAAGAAAATGGCGAGGATTCAACGGAAAGTAATGGAGAACAGAACAATACAACCGAAGAAACCACCAATGACCAACAAGAAGAAAATGAGACCTCAACAGAAGATGAGGAAGAAAATACAGAAGATAATAAATTAAACAAACGTAATAGTACTATTATGAACAAAAAGAAATATTCTTTAGTTAATGCGATTAACGCAGTTGTGGCAAACAAGCCACTTGACAATGTAAGTGAAGCAGTAAACCGCAGTGGTGCAAATGCTCTCATGAACAGCGGTGTAGGTTACACAGGACAGATAACACTCCCACTTTCAAATCGTGATGCAATCTCAGTTGAGACAGAAGGCGAACTCGTACCCGTTGATGTTTGGGACATTTTCCCTGCAATCTATGACAAGTCTGTACTCGCAGACGCAGGCGTAAGATTTTTGGATGGTCTCACCGGCGATGTTGTCCTTCCTTCGGCCAATGCGGCCACCGTATATTGGGAGGGCGAAAATGACGAGGCACAGGATAGTAATATCACCTTTGGCTCAAGCAAGTTACAACCGAAAAGACTCTGCGCTACATGCTTGATTTCTAAGAAGTTACTCATCCAAACTTCGGATGCCGTTGAGCAGTATGTAAGACAGACAATTGTTGATGCTCTCCGTGCAAAGATTGAAGCAACTGTATTGAGTGCAGACGCAGGTACAACCGAAAAACCCGCAGGTATCCGTTATAACAAGACCGCAGAAGAGATTACAGACTTTGCATCTCTCGTTGATGCAGAGGCAAGCATAGACGGTAAGGAAGACTACAATGAGAAAGTTTATATCCTCTCTCCAAAGATGAAGGCGGCTCTCCGTTCTATGACCAAAGGACAGGGCAACGGCAATGTATTTGAGAATGGTGAAGTTGACGGTGTACGTGCTTTGACTACGGCAGCCCTCGGCAGTGACGCAGTCGCAATTTATGGTGACTTCAGCAACATCGTACTTGGTACGTTTGGCGCAGTTGACATCGTAGTTGAACAAGAGCCAAAGTATGGTGCTATCCGCTTGACTATCAATGCATACGTTGATGCAGCAACTGTACGTGATAACTTTGTAGTTGAAGAAATTGGCGAGTAATTTTACTCACCAATTTCTTTCCAAGCAAATTTGAACTATAAACTAAATTAACATTAATTAACAATGTATATTGACCTAAACACAATAAAAGAACATCTTAACATTTCACCGACCTACACCAAAAATGATGAGTATTTGAAACTTATCGAAGACGGTGCAACCAAGGCGGTGGAAAAGACAATTAATGTTGATTTTGACGAAATCATTGCGGCGGAGGGAAAACTTCCGTCCGCAATTATATTTGCTTGTTTGCTCATTATCGGTGACATGTATTCCAATAGAGAAACAACAGCCTTTGCAAACGTTAACAAGTTACCAACATTAAAATATCTGTGTGCAAATTACACAGACTATCAAACAGTTAAGGAGGATTAATCATGCAGGCAGGAACACTTACGGAAGACATACAGATTTTGCGTCCAACCGTCACCAAAGACAAATATGGTGCGGAAAAAAAGACATACTCAGTAGTTGAGGAATGCAAGGCAAAAGCAGATTATATTGTCGGTGGCAGTGGAAGAGGTGAAAGCAACCAAGAAATTGTTTATAATACAATTTATATATTCACGACATACTACCATGTTGATGTAAAGCCTTACGACAGAATAGTTTACAACGGTCAAACATATAATGTTGTATATGTCAAACCTAACCGAATACAGAACAATAAACAAATTAACTGTGAGATAATTAATGATTAACGAGTCACTACATATTGGTGAGTGGATATATTCAACTCTGTCACAGATTGATAATCTCTCCGTTTTTCCTGTTATAGCAACAGAGGAAAATGAGGGAAATTACTGTGTGTATTGGCGAACAAGCATGACATCAAGCAATACCAAGGATGGAATAAATGGTGATACTTTGACAATTAATCTAAATATATATTCACAAGATTATGAAGAGAGTGTATCGTTAATGACAACAGCAAGAAAGATGCTCTGCAAAGGTGGCAGATACAACGGTATGAGAATTTGCAATTTCCAAATCATCACCGGGCAGGAAGATTGGGCAGAGAATTTTTTTATACAAAATATCACTTTCACGATAGACATTACAAACTAACAGACTATTTATATATATGGGAACAATAAAAAAGAAAATAGATGGAAATGATTTGATGCTTTTCAATAGTGAAGGCAAATCATGGGCATGGGCGACAAATCATAGTTTAACTTTCACAATTGACACTCTTGAGATTCAAAGTAAGGATTGTCCTAAATACCCATTTGTGGAAAAGTCAAAAATGTCTGTTGAAATCACAAGTGAAAATCTCTATTGTGAAGAGTTTGATGACCTCTTTGCAATTATGATGTCCAAAACCCCAATCACATTGAAATTCGGCATCAAGAAAAATGAGGGTGACAAGTATGTAAGTGAGGGTGATTTGGCATCTTGGGAAATTGATGGATATCAAGATTATTTCACAGGCAAATTCATTATAGTGTCTCTTGAGGCATCGGCTTCGACAGGAGAAAAAGCGACATACAGTGTCAATTTTCAATCTGTTGGCAAAATCAAACAGGAAAATGATTATCTTAAAATAGATACATTGACCGAAACACAACATTGGTTAAAAGAAGATGACCACGGTGTTGATTATCATTTATATGGTGCATATTCTCACGCATATGTTAGATTCTCATCAACGGCAACGGTAAGATTGGGTGATAATCATGCAACAATAGCATCTGTGAATAAAACACAAGATACTTATTTTACCGTTCATGTCACACCTGTTGATGATTACTCAACATTGGCATATATCAAAGTAGATTATGACATATGGGATGGTATTAATCACGTCAAAATGTCACAGAAAATCCAAAATAATGGACAAATAGACATACTCGCACCGGGATTAATATATAATGTTATTGTTGAAAACGTTACAATATATTACACATATAATCCTCCAACAATTGTTTCTTTCAATTCTCTCAATGCACAGAATATAACAAACACGTCACCAAATCAAATTTATTTCTTATGGTGGGATGGTGACGCAATGACAAGTAATAATATTATGCTCGCACAAACAACTCAGTATGCTCCAAATTGGACATATAATGAAAACGATAAATCATTAACAATACGAGACGCAGTTGACAATGTAAGACTTACATTTACAGGACAATGGAGAAACCCAAGTGTTAGTGCACAGACCTTTGATATTAATTACTACGATATTGAGAATGACTACGATGTAGAAGATACATATCAAACAGGACAATTAATCAATTTCCAATCACATCATATAAAAATCTATAACGTAATCATGTATTACGAGATACCGAATAACTAAAATAAAATAAATCTATTAATATATTAATAAGACTATGGCAAATTTTATTTCTCAAAAGACATACATGGGTGATGACCTCATGGTATTCTACAATGACAAAAGTTGGGCTTGGGCCACATCACATACCTTAAGCGTTTCTGCGGAAACGGTTGAGACGAACACGAAAGACAACGGGCCCTTCACTTCTGCGGATGTTGGCAAAATCACTCACGAAATTTCGACAGAAAATCTTTTCTGTGAAGATTATGACACTCTGTTTAACCTCATGATTACCGGACAGCCAATCACATTGAAATTTGGCTTGAAGAAAAACGAGGGTGATGACTATGTAGCAGAGGGTGACATTGAGAATTGGCAGCCAACCGATGAAGTAGGCAAGAAATATTTCGAAGCCAAGTATCTCATTACCTCTCTCGAACTTAGTGCTTCAACCGGAGAAAAGGCAACTTACAGTTGTACCTTCACAGGTGTTGGCCCTATCAAGCAGAAGACAGTAGCACAGGCATAATTAATTACAAGTTAGTTTGTTTCATATTTTTTTATGTTTATTTTTTGCCCATGAGAATTGATTTTTTCATGGGTAATTACTATTTATATATAAAGTATATAATAAAATAATAGACATAAAATTATGAAGATTAAAATTAACGACAAAGAGATTGAACTCAAGCAGACAATTCGCTCACTTATCATTTACGAAAACATAACAGGACAGAGTATGTTACAGCCTCAAACAATGGAAGACGTATTGACATATTTCTTTTGTGTGGTTTTGGGTAGTTCCAAAGATTACTCAATTAAATATGAGGATTTTTTGGATGTAATAGATGACAATCCGTCTGTAATACAGGAGTTTACCGAATGGATGCGTGAACAGGCAGAAAAAAATGAGACGTTAAAAAAAAATTAGATGAAACACAGGGTGAAGAAGGTGAGCCTGTAAAATTAATATATTCTTACCTTCTCCGCTTATTTGTTTTCCAATTCAAAGTTGTTGATTATGAGTACTTTATGGACAAATTGGCACTATGGGAAATAAATAATATTCTTGATAATTTAATATATACAGATAGTAACCTGTGGGAAATTGGACGACTAAATGCCTATATGGTGGCAAAAGCAAATTTCAAAGGTGTTAAAAAGATGTCCGACCTTTTCAAGCTGCCGTGGGAAGAGGAAAAAGAAGAGAAAAAGAGCAAACCAAAACTTAAAAAGACAATAACGGACGAGGAAATAAAAAGGCTTAAAGAAAAGGCTAAAATGTGGAGTTGATAGAATATGCAGGAAATACAAGATAACATATCGGTAAAAGAACTACTTCAGCACGAAGAGGAATGGATGGTTACGGAATTAGCCAAACTAAAATACAAAATTCGTGGCTGTCTAATTCAAACGGGTGTTGAGATGGCTAATAAACTTTCATTGGATATTCTCGCAAATGCTGCAACAAAACTGAGAAAGAAAACTCCAAGATTTGACCGACTAAAAGATGGTGTAACCCTTAATCTTCAAGACGTAGTGAAAAAGAATGAAATAACATTATCTGTCATGGGTAGTAACCAAAGGAAAACACAGGCACTTAGAATATTTACAGGTAGTACTGAGGCAGACCGTAGGACTACACGAACGGCAAAAGACAGAAAAGGGCCTTGGATAGGACGTATTCACCCACCGCATCGAACAGGTTCAATTTCAAATATTAACACTCTCGATTATAACGAGATACACGCAAGACTTAATAATAAGATTAAAAATATAATATAATGAGCAACCAATTAACCGCAAAAATAGGCTTAGACGTTGATGGTGTCACCAAAGGTGTTTCCGAATCAAGACAAACTCTTAAAGAATTGGGCGAACAGTTGAGAGAGATTACCGCCAAGATGAAAGAATTTGGCAGTGAAGCAACCAAGTCAATTGACCAAATAAATGTTGCAGCCAATAAGATTGATAAGAGTTTGGAATTTGACGTTGATGCAGGTCAAGGTTTCTATTTTATCCAAGACGCAATTAAGAATATCAATCTTGAAATGGCAAATCTTAAAGCGGATAACATAGGCAAACAGGTTGCTCCGGCTGTTGAACAAATAAGAGACCATATCAAGGGTGTCATTTACGAAATAGAACACGGCAAAGAAGCAATGGCGGATACTTCAATTACCGTGGAAAAAAACACAGAGTCTATTAATAAAAGATTTTTCGGCATGCAGCGTGAAGTTATGAAACTCACAGAGCAATACCGAAACATGAGCAATGAAGAAAGAAATAATGCAAACGGCAAGGCTTTACAAAGCAAATTGATAAACCTCAAAAGTAAGGCGGCAGAGTTGAAAGACATCATGGCAGACACCAAGATGGAAATAAAATCTCTCGCAAGTGATACAAGCAATTTAGATGCTTTTAATCAAGTTTTAGGGGTTTCAAATAATGCATTATCTTCGATAGCAAGTACTTATGCGCTTGTCACAGGCAATGAGAAAGATTTTCAACAGGCTTTGGCAGCATTTACAGCTGTGCAGTCTGTAAGCAACACATTAACAGAATTGGGAAATGTCATAAACCAAAGTAATATTGCAATCTTGAAGGTTAAAAAGATTCAAGAAACTTTGTTGACTGCGGCAATAACGATGAAAACGGCGGCAGAAGGTAAGGGAATTGTTACAACCAAGGCGGCAACGGCTGCACAATGGCTGTTTAATAAGGCGGCAAATGCCAATCCTTATGTATTGCTCGCAAGTGCTATTATTGCCGTAGGTACTGCAATGTATGGACTTATTACTTATCTCCGTGATAGTGAAGAGGCAACGACAGAACAAAGTGATGCTGTCAAAGAATTAAATGACCAACTCAAGCAAAACGCAGTTGATGCACGTCAAGCACAAATAAAATTCAATTCTTTGCAACAGGTATGGCAGAATACCAAAGGCGAACAAGCAAAGACAGCATTCTTGAAAACCTATGCAGAACAGTTGAAAGCCACAGGAATGGAAGTAAAAAATCTCCAACAGGCAGAAAGACTCTTTGCAACACAGGGAATTAAGGATTTTGAGAAATATATAAAAGCCAAGATGCAGTTACAACAGGCAGAAGCCAAAATGAACAAATATGTTCATGACCTCGCAATTAATCAAATGAAAGCCGAGCAGATACAACGGAGAGTGATGGCAAATGGTGGCAAGGGAACTATTGAAGACCTCGAAAATCTAAAAAAATACAATGACCAAATCAAACTTAATGAAAAGGGTATCCAGGCACAGATAAAGAACATGGGATACTATGGAAAACAGATGAACAAATTATCTGTAAATCTGCCGACGGGACAAAATGAAGACAAACGAAATAAATCTCTAAAGGTCAACAGGTCATCCAATGCAAAAACAACGGCAAAGGAAATGGATGTTGTAATTGGTCAATACACACAGAAGATTGAAGAGTTAAAGAAAAAATTACTCACCACATCCGATACACACGAACGTCTCAAAATCAATCTTGATATTGAGATGAACGAGCAGAAAATCGAAGCAATCAAAACGGAGATGGAAATCTTGGAAATGAAGACAAAACAGGCAATGGGCATCTTTGTTAGTGGTGACGAAATCTCCAAACTTGAAAGCAAGATAAATGATTTGGAAAACTATTTTGGAAGTCTTGGTGACAAAGGCAAAGAGAGTTTTGAAAAGGTTGAGAATGCTGCAAAAAATCTCGCCAATGTAATGACCAATGAGATTAAACCTATAAATCTAAAAACAGTGCTTGAACTGCCGAAAGTTGATGAAGAAAAGATTAATGAAATCGGCAGAAATGTTGCGGACAAGATAATGGAGAATTACAAACAACAGATTGAACAGCAACAGGAACAAGATGATGCCTTACAGTCTTTAGGTGATTCATTTGAAACACTCGGCGGAAAAATAAACGAATGGGCAGGCGAAAATACGGCAGCAGGTGATGCAATGATTGCAATGTCACGAATGATTGTGTTTGCCAAACAAGCGGAAGCACTCGCAAGCGCAATTGCAAGTGCTGCAAGTGTACCATGGCCCGCAAATATTCCTGCTATAGCGTCCGCAGTTGCAACCATAACAAGCATGTTTGCATCTATTCCAAAATTCGCAAATGGTGGTATTTTCACCGGTGGTAATTCATATGTTGGTGATAAGAATTTGGCACGTCTCAATAAAGGCGAAATGATTCTTAATAATATGCAACAAAGTAGGTTATGGCGAATGCTTGACAGCCCAATGATGGCAACACCGACAACGACAAGCGGCAACGTGGAGTTTAGAATTCAAGGTCAACAACTCGTAGGACTGTTAAAGAATTACGATAATAAAATGTCAAAAATAAAATAACAAACTAACTCATTATATATGAACTACATAGGAGAATTTGACAGCATAACAGGAATACAATACAGAATAACATTAACAACTCCGTCCGATGGTGAGGATTATAATCTCACTCTCGGCGAGCCTGCTTGTGTGATTACACAAAACGGTGGGGAAATATACCAAAATATCAAACCACAGTCATGTACAATTACAATAAACACGACCGATGACTTAAGTGATTTGTACACAAGTGTTTATAATAGTAACACCGTGTTGGTGGAAGACATCACAAATGATATTGTTGTATTCCGTGGTTTTATCACACCAAACCAATATAACCAACCATACATTAACTATAATGCTGTGCAAATTGAATGTGTCGATTTGTTAAGTGTGTTAATTGAGAAAAAATATACACCACCAACCGCAAACGCACTACATGACAGTCTGTATAATGTTCTGTTACGTTTTATTCCAAATCATTACATATTAATATATTCCCCTGTGTTGGATTTAACGCAGTTAAACTTTAAGATTGATGCCGTTTTTAATGCCGAAGACACAAGCAAGACATTAACGGTTAACGACGTAATTAATGAATGCCTCAAGACCGCAGGTTTGGTTATGACCTCTTGGAATGATGTATATTATATATTTGACAATGAATTAATTACACAAAATTCAAATCCTGTGTGGGTGAATATTTCTACGGATGAAGAAATAACCAAAACAAACATACCTGTTAATCTCTTACTTGAAGATTACAGGGGTGCAGAACAGAATATTGAAATAGATAGTACATATAATCAAATAACAGCACTTGCAGACATAGAAGCATACGATGCAGAAATATTTGACGGTGGGGAAATTTATCCTTTACCGTATGAGGGTGTAACCATACCTTACCCTTATTTTGATTTCTCATTATTGGATAATGCAAACTACAGCCGACACTATACGGCAGAAAAAATATACAAATTAGACAATACACAGTACTATTCAACATACCACAGGGTTACAGGTGTAACAGCGGATGCAAGCGGCAATATTACAGACATTACATTACAGCCGACGGACACCATGCAAGCAGACACGACATTAGACGAATATATAACAGCAATAACGACAAAAAGTCATTGGGATGGCATATATAGTGATTATTATAATTTTGGCGATTGGCTACCACGTCACCCAACACCAGACTATGCAGCCAACCCAATGGCATGTGCTTTTGACAATTCTGTTAAAGATTTAGGAAACATCGGAACATTATCGTATAATCTCTATAATGGCGAAGACTACCCATATACCACAGGATATACACAACCGTCCAAATTAGACAATGAAAGCAACTTAGTGTTTATGACAGGGGCATTAGGTGTTAATGCCGCAATATATAACCGACTGCATTCCAATGAAGATTGCTACAAAGACCAAGACACTGCAATAATAGAAAAAGTGTATAAAAATCCGTCTTTTCCGTCTTTCGCCATACGTACAAATAATTACATAGATTATGCAGTAGCAGAGGGAAAAAAAGGTTATATCACTCTCAAGATGGATATCCTGCATCAAATTGGTGATGGTCGTGGACAACAGACAACAACAAACCAACGCACAATAACCAACTTCATCAAAGACATGACAAATGAAGATTTTTACGGCGAAGATGCGAAAAAACACCAAATTGCAGAATATGCATTCCCCGGTGAATGGTTTAACTATGGGGTAAAATGTGCATATTATGTACTCCGTGTGGGTGATAAAGTATATAATGGCAGAACGTGGCAGACATACGATGAAACAGAGAAAAGCCAATATATGCGACCATTGTATTTTTACAATTCAATGGCAGGCAAAACAGACACACAAAAAATATATATGAACGATTGGTTACAATTGGCAAACAATGTAGGTATATTTGAAAAAACAATTAAAGTTGAAGAAGGGGAAATAATCATTGGTGAGGTAAACAACACCGACCAATTAAGCGGAGAAATGACATGTGAGATATGGTTATTACCAATTAAAATTATTGGCAAAGACATAAACGACATGGATATTATTGGTTTTAATTGGTGGGAAACTGTCATGCCGTATGATTACGATGAGGTATATTATAATTTCAATTTGCCAAATGTGGCAAAGTTAATTAAAATAAAGCAACCGACGTTTAAATACCAAATTGTTGATGCAGTGCCGAGATTTGAAACTCTGTTAACTGTTGAAGGCGAAAAAGACGCAGAGACGGATGCAGATGCAGAAGAAATAAAATACACCGTGACTAACTCAACCGCATACGACCGAGCAAATGAAGATTTGGAGTTTCTTCTATGCTCATACCGTGACGAAATACCATTTTCGCCAAATTACTTAACGGACGCAAACGGCATACAGATAACAAGCATCACAGACCCTTATGATAATCACACCAAACGTCCCGAACAGCGAGTAATTGAACAGTATAACAGACATTACCAATCACCCAAGTTGATATATAATGCCCAATTAAAAGGCTATAAGTCACCTACTTGCAAATACACAGCAACAGCAACAGGCAATAAACAGTTTATTCTTGATTCACAAGAATATGACCTAAGAAATGATGTAAATAATGCCAAATTAATTGAAATTTAAAACTATTTATATATATAATAATGTATATAATTTTACGGCGGTAAAAATGACACAGAACACAGAAAAAATAGGTAGTTGGAAAAACATAGGAGCAAGAGAAAAAATGTGTATTATCAATGGTACGGCAATGGTGATGAGTGCAGTATGTTTGTATTTCATTTCATTTTTATGGCTGTCTGCCATAGGCTTGGACATCATATCGGCAGGCGCAACACTCATGGGCTGTGGCTTGGCTTTCTTCGGTCTTAAATCGTTCATTAAGAGTGAGTTAAT